ATCAGCACTCCCACCAACTAAATGAATATAATCATATTTTTGTTGGGTTGCTTTTGCTAGGATTACATCTTTATCATTTGTTCCAGCAGCACCTGCAATATCAACTAAAAACTTATCAGAAGCATTAGGAGATATTGTTAACAAAGCGTCACCATCAGCAGCAGTACAAACAACGATGAAAGAACCACCTACCACTACCGCTGGTAAAGTAAGTGTTTTAGCATCTGCGCTTATTTCTACATAAGCTCCAACTTGTACACTGTGAGTAGCAAGAGCTAATGTAGTATCAGCAACTAGCTTTACTGGGCTAAGACCTTTAAGGCTCTGTACCACAAAAGAGCCGTCAGATTTATTCGAACCATATAGAGGATGTTTCATAGATAGCCTCCTATTTCCAGACCGCATGGGCTTCTGGCATCTGCCATTCCATACCGGCCTCGGTTTGAATTAAATCAACTCTACGGTCAACACCACTGTTTTCAAGAGTTTGAACTCCTACATAAACTGCAGTATCACGATTCAGTCCATTACCTACTAATGGTCTGTATGCACAATACTTCATGTTTAATGCAAGAATCTTGATTTCAGTTCCATCTAAGTGAATATTACGAGCAATATTCATAACTCCATAAGGAGTATAAACTTGAGTAATATTTACACCAAAGACATTCTTCTTACCACCAACACTAAACTCCATAGAAGCAGCTTTATTAGCATCTCCCATGTCAGTTTGTCTCATGTTAGCATTAATGTAACCACCAAGTTTATGGAACCAATTATATACATCAGTTGATACCAAGAACAATGTAGCGTTTGCATTATTGTAACGAGGGTCTAAGAATTGAGACATGTCATCAAGAAAGTCATCTTGTGATTTTGTTGAACCAATGGTGCTACCTGAAAAGATATTACCATAGTTAACACAAAAATCAACAGCTCCTTGAGTGTAGTGAACTCCATCTTGAGTTGCTTGAGAACCAAATAGTAATGATTGCTCAATATCCCATTTGTGTTCAATCAGCTTTTCACGCCAGATTCTTGCAAACTCATTCGGTTCATACTTTAGGACGGTTGCACGAGTCGTGTTATCCATCGCCATAGCTGTTTTCCAAATTTGAGTTAGTCCAAAACCTGTGGAGAAAGGTTGGTCTTTCCATGTGTCAGGATAACCAGTTCCTTGCCCGTGAGCTGAACCTACAACGTAACAACGCTTTGGTTCTAAATCCGTAGCGATTGTTTTATTGTAAACAGTTGAAACTGGAGCACTTACACTTTCCCACATTAAATCACAAGCTGCTGTGTTACCTTTTACAATCTCACATCCAAGTATTTGATGTGTATTGCCTACTGCAGTTACTGATTTAATCTTAGCGAGTAAGTATCCAGTTGGAGTTGTATAAGCACTACCTTCATCTTCTGCCCTGTAATTAATTTTAATTACTTGGTCATTGAGAAAGAATTGTGGTGCTGTGTTAGCAGCTCCAACTGCTATTGCTCCTGTTGATTGACCAGAAATACTAGTCATGTTACCTTTATTCTCATAGTCCGTACCCATTTTAAAATAATAGGTATCACCTGCATCCACAAGACCAGCGTCTATAGTTGCATCTCCTGTGTCAGCCACGGAAGAATTTGCACCATGAGCTGTTACATAAGCATATCGCTTATGAAACGAACCCCTACGTTCGGTAAACTTAAACTCAGGGTCGTCTGTAGGCTTCTTTCCTACCTTAGATACAAATCGGAAGAAAGGGTCTTGAGCTATCGCTAGTTCAGAAACTCTATCCCCAAAATTGTACTTACGTCTAAGGTCTCCAGTAAGCTTGCCAGAACCAGCATTCCACGAATCCGGTCCTGCGCCATATGTTTCCATTCCAAAAACATCAGCCATTTTGAGCTCCTTTTTTTAAGGATTAATTGCGCTCGGTATTAAATACCAAACGCTTCTTCTAGTTCATTGGTCGAACCCAGAATAGCGTCAAAGACTGAATCGTCAGGAGATTGTTCGGTTTCTACACTGCCTTGTGTTGCTAAAGTACCAGGCTGTTCTTGAACTTCACGCATCTTTGAGTGAACCTCATTCCTAGTATTATCTGCAACTGCTTGCTCTCTTCCTTCACGATTCATTAAATAGTAAATATCCTCAAGGTCTAATGACTTCGATTTTGCAAATTCAACAAAATCATCCCATTCTTCTTGCGACATATCATGTTGCTTACGAAAAGTGGTTTCTTTTGCCAATTTTACATTTTCTTGTTTTTGACCTTGCAAAGCCGTATCCAACCTTTTTGAAACAATACCATCAATGGTAGCTCCAAATAGCTTTGCTGAATCAGATTCAGGATTAGAGAAAGCATCATCAGCATCGAACTCAAAGTCCTCTCCTAATTGTAGTCTTTCTTGCATAGTCTGTGGGGTCTGACCACCACCCTCAAAATAGTTTCTCACATGAGCTACTAAATTGGGGTCTTCTCGCATAGCATCTAGTATAGGCATATAAGGTTCAATTTCGGAAAGTTTTCCGTTCAACCTTTTTGCTTCTCTACTTGAATCACTATACCTTTTTGTTAAAGTATCCACTTGTGATACTTCTTCCTGAACTTCATCATTGGGGCTCGTCTGCGTGTTACCGCTTTGTGTCGAGGTTGTTTGTGAAGGTTCGTCTATCATGCCACCTTGGACTTGGTTATCTAGTTCTCCGAAAAAATCACTAGACGACATTCCCATTACAGCATCTTGTACGTTACCACTTTCGGGGGCCTCCACGGCGTTACCTACTTGTTCTGACATACTAATCTCCTTTTTAGAGTTTTATTAATTTATGAATAACAGTCAAATTTTCAAACTACTTAATTGCTACACATGTTTTAACTTTCATGTTCCAAACATAACCTTTTTTACATTTTCTGCGACCACCTTTTTCAGGGTGTTCTTTGTTATGTTGGGACTTTGAAATCTTTTCAAGATTAGAAGAGTTATTATTCTTTTTATTACCATCTCTATGATGTACCACCTCTCCCGACTTTGCATTGGTCTTGTTTCTATAATGAGTTTGGCTACTACCATCTTTCCATCTTCCATTACTGGAGCCACCTCTTGCCATATTAGGGTACTTACTCTTTGTCCACCGAGCCATCTTTACCCTTTATTTTTTCTTTAGAAGCCTCATATTCTCTCTTCATATCTTTTCGCATGTTCTCAAATTCGCCTCTTAGCATACCTCTTAATAATTTTTGCTCAGACTCAGTCTGCAATACATCCTTTCTAGTCTCTACAGATGCTTTGTCTATTTGTCCTTTTATTCCAGCTTGGACTAATTGTCGTTTAAGAGTTTCATTTTCACCAGTCAAATCTTTTAATTGACCTTCCATTCCTTGAACTTGAGATTGTAATTGCGAATAAACAGACTTTCTTTTAAGTAATTGCTTCTTATTTCTTATATCAGTTTCGGATACCATAGCTATATCATCAATCAATCCTGCTTGGAACCATTTGAAATACTCTTCTAATAGAGCCCATCTATTTACTGGCATTGTAGCTCCAGCAACCACTCTTACATCAAATCTTGCACTTGCATAATCTTTAAATCTAGATATTGCCTGACCATAATCATTGAAAATAGGAATATTGATTCTTACTTCTTTTTCTTGCTCTTGAGGTGATTGACCTGCTTCAGGTTGTACAATTCTAAATACCTTCTCTATTGTATAATGTCTTTGCGCTCTCATTTGGAAACATCTTCCAAGATGCTCTAAGGCTGGTTCAACAACACTTCCCATCCAAGCTTTTAATCTACGAGTACCAAATTCATCATTTGCAAGTAGTCCCCTATATGTTTCATTCTGCTCTTGTGTAAATCCCATCATAGCCGAAGGAACACCACTGATATATTCAGCATCAGACTTACCCTCTTGTACTACAGAATAAAATGCATTATTAATTGGAGCTGGTAAAACTGGAGTCGGAGGAGTAAATCCTTGTCTATATTTTAATAAAGCACCCGGTGATGAGGAATAAGCTTCCCATTCATCTTCTGGAACTGAACCTTCTTCATACATCCACCTAAGATTAGAAGCTAGATTTGCATTATGAAGCATTATTTGATGAGCTTTATTTATCTCTTGTTGTTTTCCTATTAATGGAGTAACTGCACTCATTGGATACGGAGTTCCAGTATACATATACGGAATAGGAACAATAGGATATTCTTGCATTGGCAATGTATATTCATATAAGAATACATCATCTCCGACACTACAAGTCTGTATTATTCTATTCTCATAGAACTTTACTTTATCTACAATATTCTTTTTAGCCTTTGAGTTTGACAATAGATTGTAATCTTTTTCAGTCATTACTCTCTGAGTAACCTTAGTAGCTGCATCTTGAAGTTCAGCAGTCATAACTTGTCTTTGCTCTTCTATAGCTTGCTGAGCCTGTTCACGACCTCTATCTATTTCCAACTTAGCTCTTTCAGGAATTATCTCACCATTTTCCAATGATTGTTGGATTTTTAATTCTTTTTCTATGAGACCGACTTCTATCTCCTTCTCGAAATCTTCTAACTTTTTCTTTACCTCTTCTTGTATAACTTCCATCTCAGCTGGAGAAGGCATTATCTTCATCCATACATTATAGTATGGGAATTTTTTCTTGGAATAAGTTTCGTAGTATGGGATTAAATCATCATCTTCGGCATCTATATTAAGACCCATTGTAATGTCTTCTGGTTGAGTACTACCACCTTCATGACTATCTCTTTGAGAGTAAGAAACAACATCTGTACTTTTTGTACACCTCTTAATCTTACCTTCAAATTGAGGAAGCATATTTATTAGTCTTTGCCTTGCAATGACTTTCCTTACTTGAATAAAGGAAGCATCTCTAAATAAGAAATCTCTAGCAGCTGGGTCAACATAAACATCGTAAGGGTCTAGTCGATTAAATCTAACTTCACCCATTCCCCTATCAGCGTCCTTATCTACATCTACAAAGAAATACCCAATACCTTTAGTAAGAGCATCTAGAGCAATTTGACTGTATAATGACTTACCATTTGAAAGATACCAGCAGTAATCTGCAATATCTGAATGGACTTGAGCTACGTCTACATCATCACCAGTGGCTCCGACTGCTTTCCATTTAGGATTATTAGCAGTCACAAAATATTTCATTATCTCTATAATAGGAGTAACCCTATTTATAGTAAACGTAGGCATGCCAGATTCTTCTAAGGAATCTTTTTCTTCCTTAGTTAGTTGCTCGTCTAAATAAAAATCATACCCTTTTTGACTAAGGCTTTGCCACCTCTGTCTATGAGAGTTATTCGCTCTCTCCCATAATTGTTTATTTACTTGAGCTTTACTTTTTTTAGTTGTTCTCGCCATTTAAATACCAAATCGTTTAGAAATTTGGTCTTTTACTGGTGAACCTTTTTTAGATTTCGATTTCTTAGAGCCTACGCATTTACCCGAAACCCACTTGCCTCCTCTTATACTACAAGTTGCCTTTGATACTCCTTTGGTGACAGATTTAACCGCAGTCTTTACTTTTTTTCTTCTAGTGGCGACAGGGTCCTTGATTCCATACCCTGATTCCCTAAACTTCTTATATTTTCTACCAGCGGCTTGCCATTTATCTATATCAGACTGAGAATAATCAGCCCCACTCAACAAATAATCACCAAGTCTCTTTGCTTCCTTTTTCATCTTTATAGCCTTGGCTGCAATTTTTGGTATCTCTTTATTTTTCAAATTATATGCTTTTTTTACTTTTTTTGACCTTTCACTTCTATCAATCCTTTTTTTAGATGCGCTTGCCATTTTTTACTCCTTTATCTCTACATGAACTAGGTCATCAAATTTGTTATCTTTTATTTCACCATCACTATCCCAGTCTCCACCCCAACGAATCTTCAATCCTAATTGATGTCCAATCCCTCTGAGCATACCACCCATATAGTGAAACCTTTCTCTATCGTTCCAGTCTATCGGGTAAGGAGCGAGATCAACAGCTTTTCCTTCCATGTGTTTGGAATACTTTACTTTAGTTTTCCCTTGTGCTAATAATTCCTGCTGCCGCTCCTTACTCCGAAGTCCTTCGATAATAGTCACGTCCATTATCTTAATTAGTTCATTTAATACGTTGACCAATTTAGAATCAACGCCTTTCATTCGTTCTTTTGAACGTCTACCAAATTTTGGCATCTAACCTCCCATTTGTCTCCTCATCGAGCGAGAAGATTTGGGTTCATTTTCTACTTTTTTTTTGCACCACAAGCATATGAACGTCCTTGCCAAGTGAAGTTACCACCTTTACCACCTGAACAAGCAGCTGCGTAAGCTTTTCTAAATGAACCAGCGGCTTTAGAATCTTTCTTATACTTGACGTATGTTCCGCCTTTAGTATGTACTGCAGATTTAGCTCCTCTAGAAACTGTTCCAGTTTTCCCTAGGCCAGGAGTATCTTTATTTTTTCTCTTTCTTGCTCCTTGAGTATATGATTTTGCAGTTACAGTTCCTTTTTTCTTGGAACCTACTCTATCAACATTACCTTTCTTAGCAAGTTTTCTTAATCTTCGATTAGCTTGCCATTCTTTTAGTATTCCCATTTTACTTCCTTTTGTTTATGCTACAAGCCAGCTCTTTGCTTTTCTAATAGGCTTGAACCATCGTTTTTGCTTTTCATCCTTTTTCATATTAGGTGGAAAAGCGTGTATTTGTGCGTAATAAAGACTCTCTATTGTGTCATCATGAGCCATTTTCGGGCCGAAAGTAAGAATTTCGTTAATTAAATCAAACATATTTTTGCGTAAATGCACTGTTCCGGTACTAAAACGAGCAGAAAGTCCACTATAAATGCGATTTCGTTTCTGAGTTCCGCCAGGTTTTTCAGGAATTACCGAAATACCGAACTTATTTAGCCTTCTTCTTTCATCATTTAAGGCTTGAAAGATACTTCTATTCATAGCAACGTCTTCTACAGTGGATGATATGCAATTATATTTTTCATGTAATTCTAGGATTATATCCACAACTCCTTTCTTTCCAAGTATTTCACCAGTCGAAGGACTTTTTGAACCGATTGTGGGAACGCTTCGATGCCTCTCATATTCTAATACATATAATTCATTATTAGCATCAATCGCAATTACAGTTATTACTGAGAAATCACTATGCTTTGTATCAATGTCCGTAGCTGGGTCACATCCTATAAATGTATTAACTGGTATATCTTCACCATCTTTTACTATATAATTATTCCCATCTTCATGTTTATAGTATCCATCCCAATAACTAATATGGTCTCTTCTCCATATAGCATCTTCTTCACTCATGACCTCCATCATATATTCTTGATAGAATTTTTGAGGTTGCCCAGAATCTATATAGAATTTCTTCTTCTCTTTTAATTTCGAGACTGGAAAAAACGACTCCCATAAAGGAGTGTTTTCATCCAATAAAGCTTTATAAGTAATAACTTTCCATGAAAATTCTTTTTTATCTTTTTGAGCGCGTGCGTAATTATTAATAAGATTGTTAATGAAAGAGTCATAATGAACGGGAGTGCCATTAACACGCAACCGACCAGTATGAGGCTCAATAGCAGGATATACAACGGCAGTAACCAGATTCGCATTCTTATCCCGAGCCTCTTTCGTGATGGTATTTGCTTCGTGCTCGAAATCATCAAGAACGATAAGGTCATACCTCTTGTGAAGCTTGGCTCCTCCTCTAATTCCCGCGACATTACTTTTACTAATGAGTTTGCAGCCGTTGGTAAGTTCAATGTCTTCTTCTGTCCATTTCCTACCTCGCATTTGACCAAAGTAATATTTTATTCTATCATTAAACTCCATATGATGTTTAATGTAATCCATGTTCCCAACACTAAGCTTTTGCGTAGCAGAAACCCAAGCGTAAAATAAAAAATTATCTTTTGTTGCAAATACGAAATCTTTGATTATAGATGCTTTTGTGAGGACAGTCTTTCCATGACCACGTGGAATAATGATTGCAGTTTGTTTTATATTCTTATCATCAATAGCGTCAGCTACTTCATAATGAAAGAATGGAGTCTCAGACCTCATGAAATCATCTGGGAGAAAAAGTTTCCCAAAAGATACAAGGTCTTTACTCGCTAGTCTTAGGGTCTCTTCCGCTTGACTTATGTTCTGGCTGTTTATATTTGCCATCTAAATACTCTGTAAATTTATCTTCCAGTTTTTGCATTTCAATAAAATCATTAAAAACAGTCTCAATCCTTCTTAATCTTTCAGATATAAAGTACATAGACCTTTCCAATCCCTCTATGCTTCTTCTTAAGTCGTGTTTACTATATGTTTTTTTCTGTTTCATAATTTAAGCTATTTACCCCTTAGATACTTTAAATATTCAGATGCTACTTCTGGGTTGAAAATTGTAGTAATAAGTCTATTATCATCATCTTCATATCGAGGGTCGATGATAGTAACTGGACAATTAAATATGTTCTTATCATCTAATCCCAGTTTATCTGCATAATTATCCATTATTTTAAAAGAAGCAACTTGTAAAGCGTGTGAAATCAAACCAGAAGCGGGGTCTTTAATAACTTGATACCCTGAAACATGAGTATGCCCACAAGTAAGTATATGGTCTTTCCACCCCATTTGAGCAGCCTTAGCTACACCATGAGCAGTATTCCACATACTATTCCCTTTCCAAGTATGCCTAGCATTAATTGTTATTTCTTTTCCATTGGGGAATATAAGATTCATCCTTGCTCCCCATCTTTCATATAATCCTTTATGGTCTCTCATTATAAACTCAAGAGGGTCTCCATCCCCACTCCATACATCGTGATTCCCTGCGACAAGATATAACCAATTTAACTTATTGACAAAATATTCTGTCAATTTCCACGATTCCTTTGCAGATGTTGATTGCTGACCATACAAAGCGGATAGCCTGCCTACCCAGTTGTTCTGTATATCTCCTAAATTACCTGCGAACATTCCCTCTGTATTATTTATAATATCCGTATACATTATTATTTGAGATAAGTCAGT